GCCATCAATCCTGCAAAGAATAATACAACTATAAACGCTATTCCGTAGCCTACGTATTCCATCAACTCTTCTCTACGCTTCTCTTCCATCTTTTCTTGGTAGCGTCTAGATTTACGAGCTTCGGCTTGAAAGGCTTGCCAATCTTGCCACAATCCGGGTCTGCCTAGATAGATCATCATTTTCTTGAGTTCTTCTTCTTTTTCTTTTATCTGCTCAAGAGCCATGAACTCTTCTAAGTCTGTGCCACCTACACCTTTAGCCTTTTTCTTTTTAAGGTTCTTTTCTATTGCTTCCTTTGAAAATACAAAATCGCTTATATGTTTCGCACATCCACTCAGTTCTTTACCGTTGGACACAAATTGCTTAATAACCGAAAAGGCGGCATTTGCTGCGGCTAATTCTGCTAACATCTTACTTTTTCCTTGTCGGTTTACAATACGCTGTTATTTGTAAGTTAGGTCCTTCCCTTTGTGGTATAGATGCTTGATCATTTAATCTTACTGCAAAGTACAGACATCTATCTATGTTATCGAAGGTTTGTGTTTGGTCTATTATCTTTAATCCCATCATAACCACTAGTACGAACTCAATCACACTGGTACTCCTTGTACCTCCTCATCATTATCTTCTTTGTGGCATTCACAATTGCACTCTTCGCAGTCACACTCGTAACATTCACACGTTGCACATTTCTTCTTTTCTTCGGTCATATCCACTCTCCATTCTTCATAGCCAAAGATAATTTCATAGCTCTGTTACCTACTTGATTTGCCCATCTTGAGTCAATCATTTCTTCACAAGCTAAAGGATAGTTCACTTTTTCTATCGCCATCCACATGTTTTTAAATTTCATAAGACGAGGAACACCCATATTAAATGCCATATCAACAAGCACCATTTGTCGTACATCGTTGAGTTGATTTACAAGGGGCTTTCGTTCTAGTAGCTCTTTTTCTACAATTGCTATATCATTCATGCAAAGGTAGTACGCTTCTTCTTCGGTAAGACCAACTTCGTAAACATCCTCCATAGTTTTGTTTATGAAGGATAGCTCACCATCTGTGATACCTCTGTCTTCCAAGTTACGACCGATTCCAATCGTATCTATGCCTAGATGATCTTGGTAGACTTGTAATCGGAGTCCTTCATGTAAAGCTATCATCTTAACTAGTTCACTGCGTTCGTACTTCATGCTTTCTTCCTTGTTGTCTTACGTTTTCGACCTGATGCAGTAACAGACCACTTTACCTTTGCAGGTCCTGTTTTTTTACTTGCTTCTTTCTTACTTATCTTACTTGCTACGGCTTTAGGTCTGCAGGCAGGATAGGGTCTTTTCTTTTTATCTTTACCAGAACGACCACACTTTTTGCCTGTTTTGACATCACGCCAATCTTCTTTGAACCACTTGGTTAAACTCATGCGTAAGTACCACCACGTTTCTTGTACTCACGTACAAGCCAAGCATTTGCATACGCTGACGGGTACACCTTGAATTTCTTCTTGGCCGCAGCTTTTACTGAAGCGTAAAGTTTTGGATTCTTCGGTTTAGGACTTCCTTTTTTCTTAGCCATATTTTCTCCTCTACATACACAAGTCTTCATACTTGGTTGTATGAAGTCGATGTTTAGATAAATCTTCTGAATACTTAAATAAATTAAAAAGCCAACTCATCACTTTTTCCTTAACTTACCATCAAATGCTTTTTTCTTTTCTCCCGGTTTAAAATCAGAACCCTTACCTGCTGGGCTAGAAGAAAAAGCAGTTATAAAAGCACCTGCTCCCGGAATAGTTTTTAAACCAATTTTCTTAGCTATGTCCTTTAAAGTGTTGCTTGTTCCCTTTTTAATAATATCTTGTTGTTTTTTAATTAATTCATTTTTAACTTTAATATTTGATTTGCTTAAATCCGAGTTTTTTATCTTCTGTAATCTTTTTAAATCTTCTTTAGCAAAATTTAATTTAGCTTTATCTATCTTTGCTTTACTTTCCGTTATTTTTTTATTTTGTTTTTTTCTTCTTTCCTGTATTCTATTTGTTTTAGTATTCTTAGGACCTAGCGAGTATATACCTGCCGCACCTGCTGCACCCATCAAGGCAGCTCCTGCTGTTTCCATTTTTCTGTCGCCCATTACTTCTTCCCCATTAGTTTCATCGCTTGACCAACACCCTTAATTCCAAAAGAAGAACTAACGGCTATAAATAAAAGATACTGATACCAATCTGGTAACGTATTCAAAACTTCAAACCCTGCTCGTACATATTCTGTCATGCTAGGAATGAAGACTAATATAGCAGGTAGTAGAAGAACAATAAGTGCAAACTCGTCTTTCCATGATCCATCTGTGGCATCTGCCATAGACTTCTCCCAAGCAACTTCTCCTGCTGCTACTTTTTCTGCGACGACTGCTTTAGCTTTGGCTTGTGCTACTTTAGCTTGACCATCAGCCTTGACTTTCTCTACCTTGCTTTCCATCCACGAACCTGCAAGATTAGCAATAGGACCTATTAACGCTGTTAACATTACTTATGCTCCTTGTGTTCGTGACCCATCCAAATACCAAATACACCTGTCATCACGCCCATAACAACGGATACAAATGCTGATTGAGCTGCTGTGGGTGCATCTAAATCCATGAACCACTCAGCACATCTCCAAGACATGACTGTGCTTGCAAGCATCATACATCTTGGGAGTATCTTCCATTTCAGAAACTGCTCAACTGTGACCATTATCTACCTTGTGACTTGTGTAACATTCGCACGTAACGATTGTAAAACTTGGTGGCTATGGTATTAAAAAATTTAAATAGTGTGAAATTAATTGAAATTAACATTTCCATCTCTTTCTAGCCTGTCTTAGACGGCTATTCGGATCTTTTGCCGCTTTAGGAAACTTTTTCATTTGCCCTGCACTTCTTGCACAATAGGACTTTCTACGTTTGGCAGCCTTGCTCCCCGGCTTGACTTTGCCAGTTACTGCTGTCTTGAGCTTTGATCCGGGATTATCCCTTCGATACTTAGCAACACCTTTCTTAGTCATACCCGCACCCTTTTTGGTTGGGCGTTTGTGACCACCTTTTATGGTGTGACCTTTCATTGTACCTTTCTCAGACATACGCTACCTCATTGTTGTCAAGAGGGCAAGTTGCCCTGCCCCCCTGAGTTAGTTATTTACGCAAAAGATGCTGCAGTTTCTGCAGTACCAAGCTCTGCGATAACTGCGAACACTCTGACCTTACCGTCGAAAGTTGCTGTATTAGCAATCAAGTCGATAGTATCGGCTGCAGTGTATAGCTTTGCAGTTCCTGCTGCGTTGTTGATCTCATGACCAGTAGCAGTACCACTTAAAGCGGCAACGTACAAGTCATCATCAGCATCGTCACCTAAGTCAAGAACTGGAGAACCAGTTGATGCTACAGTGAGAACCTCAACACCTGCCATAAGAACAAGTGTATTAGCTTTCATTTCAAAAACTTCGACAGAATCTGAAGTAGTTAAGCTAGTGCTAGAGAAGTCGAGAACAACTTCAATAATCTGAGGTTTAATGCCAAGTGGAACACCAGCAGTAGCACCTGTAATAGTATAAGTAGCCATTTATCTAGTCTCCCTTACGCAAAGTCTACAACGCCACGAACGATTGCTTCTTGTCTTAGAACTTTTCTTCCAAAAACATGCAATCCTCTAACGACGTCGGAGAATGATTCAGTTGAACGTACCACTTCAGTCTTTGCGATGTGGGACGCTGTTGCACATGATGAAATGTGACCAGCTAAAACAACATTCTCAGTTGCGTCGGTAGCTAATGTACCAGCAGCATCTGTTAATGTTACCTGATCAATTCCACCAGAGCTATTTAAAGCAGTAGACTTGTAACATCTAAAACCAGCAAGAGTTCCGACTGTTGCAAGACCATTTCTTAGAGGAGATGTACCGTCGCCAGTTACCTGAACTTCAGCAATCTTGTTTCCTGCTTGGAAAACTTTCTCATAAAAAATTGGAGGTGCTACAAACCATCTGTTCTCTTCAGGTACAGACTCATCGTCAAGAAGTCTAGCCATTGCAAGCATCATATTGATACCCGCATCGTCTGTCTCAACGTTGATAGGAGCAGCAGTTGTCCCTAATGTACCTGCCGCAGCAGTAGTTGTTAAAGTTGTACCTGATACTGCAGATGCTGCAATTCCAGCACCGTCAGATAAGGTTTGAAGAACGTTTGCATCGAACTTTCTCTTTAGAGCATAAGCACCTGAAGAAGTTGCTAGTGCTTCAAAGTTAATGTGAGAGTGTCTCTCTTCGATGTCGTCTATTTTGAATGCGAAAGCATTGGCTTGGTCGACAGTCAATGTTATTTGATCGTCTGCCAAGTCTTGTGGGTTAACTACAGAACCTCTTGAATATGAAGACACAGTCAGTGTTGGTTCTTTCATTATGTTAACAGTATCACCAAAGTTTTCAATTTCGCCAGTATAGTCGGTATTCGTAATATCTTCTGCAACCGAAGCTCTACGGAAGAACTTAAGAACTTTTTGGCTAAAGATTTCGGGAGCAAAATTACCTGACGGTAAATTATTGTACCCTGAAGCTGAATTAAAAGCCATTTTTCTATCCTTCCTCTATTTGAGGTTAGTTATTGAGTTATTCGCCCTTCTTGTCGTGCTAGGTCGATTTCTTTTTCAAGTTTCTCGAATTCCCACGGCTTGAGTTTGGCGAT